TCATGGAACGGAATGTCTTCCTGCATATTCCATGTCCGCGGCGGTCCTTCCTGGGTCGAAGAGACCGAACAAGTGGGCATCTATAGGCCGAAGACAGTGGCCTATAATGGCGTTCAGTCCACGCCGATGAAGAGCGAGTAGATTGAAAATGAGTCTACTTCAAGAATTGGGGTTGACGAAGGAGTCAATGGCGAAGATGTTGGGACCAGTTCCCGCCTTCAAAGCCCCTGATCCATTGATCTGCCGGCGGTGGGAAGCTGTTCCAGCAAAGATTCGGGAATCGATTCTAAGGGATAACTCAACATTCACCTACAGAGAGTTGGCCAAGAAATACGGTATCTCGCATTCATGCGTATGGAACATCAAGAACAAACAACCAAACAAACAATAGAGGAACTACAACGATGGAAACTGTTATGTCACGAATTGGCCGCATGCTTGGGATGCGGATGCACAACTCAAACCGGCCTGTGCGTCCAGTGCCACAAAGCACAGAAACGGTATCGAGCGGTCCAGATACCGTTGCAATAGATAAAGAACCAAAGAAGAAAAAAAGAAAGTATCTCAAACATACATACATGAAAACCAACGATTCAATCGACAAGGTAAGAGAATTCAGGGTTAAGGGACTTACCTACAAAGCTATCGGTGCAGAGTTAAACATCTCAAAGCAACGGGTGTTCCAGATCATCGCCGCCGGCAAGAAGCGGGATGCCTCGAATAACAAATGGACCGCCGGTCTCAGTTCTCGTAACGCGAACTTGATGGAGAAGCTTGGGATCAAAGACAAGGAGACCGCCATCCATGCAATCCATACCCGTGAAATCGTTCCGTTCAAGTGGCCGAACTTCGGTGTTCGATCCTACCACGATCTGTGCTCGTGGCTTGGTACTCTACCCGCCGATCCCGGTCTAGGCCGGCACTGCCCCCATTGCGGTAAAACCTCTAAGCAATGAGCCGTCACGCATTCCCGCTCGTCGAATCCATCAAGGTGGTCCATCTCTCAGATGGACGAACCATCCGAGTGCGGCGTGATCGAACCGAAGAGAATCTAAAGACCAACTACGGAGATGGTGATATCCACCTCACTTGCGTGTCCCAAGCCCATGATCCCATCGAGATGATCAAGACCTTGGCCCGCATGGAGAGCGTTCGATCCGTAGAACTGGTTGATTCCAAAGGCAACGGACTCGTAGTCCACAAACAAAAATGAAACAGTCCTCAACACACGACCTCGTCAACGCGCTTAATATCCTCTCAGCCGAACTAGATACCCAAGATGGAATCCCCAATGCGCTCTGTGCAGAAGCATCCACTCGTCTCCTTGAGCTGGTCCAGCTCACGAGCGACCTTACAGCACACATCATCTCCAACCCTGTGCATCATGGTCGATGCAACGCCAAGACCAAGGGTTCCTACTGTAACTGTATCTTGGCTCGCCTCATCACCTCATGAAGACCCCAAGGCAAGAGCAACCCTGGTACGAATCCCGCCTCTCAAATAACAAGAAACCTGGTCCCATAACCGAAGAAGAACGAACCATCATCACCGATGAGAACCGCCGGCTCATCGAGCAGTCAGCCCAGATAATTGCTTGGGGAATCGCTAAAGGCTGGATCGCTTACCCCGAACCAATAGAACGTCGCATATGGAAAATCCCTCAACTCTCCCACCCTCCCGGTTCGTCAATCGATCCAACTCTGGAGTCGTAGTCACAGTCCTTCATGTTGGCCAGTATCGGCTCGCAGAACTCAAAGCTCCCGTCATCATCTACCAAAGAGGCAGCAACATCTACGTTCGCCTCACCTCGGAATTCCACACCAAATTCAAACCCTATGAAGAAAGCTAAATCCAAGCCCGCCGCTAAGAAGACCGCCAAGACCGCCGCCATCAAACGAATGATGGAAAGCGAGATGCCCATGCCCATGCCCATGCGTAAGAAGATGAAGTAGCCCCCAACGATCGGTCCCAAACAAACAACGACAATGACACCGCACCAACGTGCGGCCCTTTGGCTTTCCAAGGTGCCGCCAGCCGTCTCCGGCCAGTCCGGACACTCAACTACCTACACCGCCGCCGTCGGTCTCGTACACGGCTTCCAGCTATCCGAGGCGGACTCTCTAGCCCTGCTCTCAAGCTGGAATCAATCCTGCCAACCACCTTGGTCCGATCGCGAACTGACTCACAAACTCCGCGAGGCCGCTTCCAAGTCTCACTCCAAACCAGCCGGCCATCTCCTTCAATCAGGGGTATCACCATCAACCGCTCCATTCGATATCACCAAGGTATCCTTCAAGCGACCGTCACCAGCGGTTGCGCCCGATCCTCAAGCCAGCGAGTTCAAGCGGTTCCTTCAAGCCGCCTTCGCTCCCACCGAGGTGGTCTGCATCTGTGATGCCGTCGAGGAGGGTAGGCCAGTCACTGCTGGATCATTCATTCCCATCGAGGAATGGATCGCCCGCTTCGATGATCCGGTGTCCCGCATCCTGTCACCGGAACGCGAGGGTATCTTTGTCCGCATCAATCCCTTCCGGCCCAACCTCTACAGCGGCAGCGACAACGATGTCAGCGCGTACCGCCATGTCCTGGTGGAGTTCGATGACAAGCCCAAGGCTGAACAGGAGAAGCTATTCCGCGATTCGGGCCTCCCGATCACCGTACTCATCGATAGCGGTGGCAAGTCCATCCATGCCTGGGTCCGCGTAGATGCGCCTAACCGCAAGGAATGGGACATCCGCCGGGATATCATCTACTCGTCGATCCCGGGCATCGATGCCAAGAACAAGAACCCCTCGCGCTACTCCCGGCTCCCCGGCGCATGGCGTAGTCCTACCTCCCAACAAAAGTTGCTGGCCACTAACCTCGGCTCCGCTTCATGGGAAGACTATCTCACCTCCCGGGAGACCGATGATGACAAGTCCACGGTGGTCTCGATCAAAGACCTCATCAACTTCGATCCAGACAACGATCCCGACAACCTGATCGGCAAACGCTGGCTCACCCGCGGCTCCTCCATGATCATCAGCGGTGGTACCGGTATCGGCAAGTCCAGCCTCATGATGCAGATCGTCATCCGCTGGTGCCTCGGCCTCGAATTCTTCGGGATCAAGCCGGTGAAGCGATTGAAGATCGGAGTCATCCAGGCCGAGAACGACAAGGGTGACCTCGCCGAAGCCTTCCGCGGGGTCATCAAAGGACTCAACATGAGCGTCAGCGAGATCGCTATCCTCCAAGAAAACCTCCACTTCCGCACCGAAGCCGTCCGTACCGGCGACCAGTTCCTCGCCTACGCCCGCCGGTTCATCCACAAATCCAAGCTCGATGTCATCGTGGCCGATCCACTCTTCAGCTACTTCGGCGGCGATCTCAGCGACCAGGGCGAGGTCAGCGTGTTCCTTCGCAACAAACTCCAGCCCATCCTCCACGAGACCAAGGTCGCTTGGATCTGGATGCATCACGTTGCCAAACCTCAGCGTAAGGAAAGCAATGAACCACTCACCACAATGGAACTAGCCCACTCAGGCTTCGGCTCCTCCGAACTCGCCAACTGGGCGCGTGAGATAGCCGTTCTGCATGAGGTAGGCCAAAACAAACCTAGAAGGTTCCAGTTGGCCTTCTGCAAGCGCGGATCGCGGCTCCAGTCTAGCTCACTTCATCTTCAGCATTCTCCCAAGGGTATTCTGTGGGAGCAGTGGAACCCGATGCTAATGACCGGGGCGCAACTGAAGGAGCCGCAAGCAACTCCGCATCGGCCAAGGCGGCGCGCATAGATTTCCACCAGTCTTCTCCACCAGCCTCTTCCTCCTCGGCAGAGGCTTTTTTCGCTGCTTCCATCAATGTTTCATCGACGACGGGTTCGTAACTAGGAGCCTCCTCCTTCTTCTTCGATTCATCCTCCTCCTTACGCTTACCCGGACGCTTCCTTTCGAGTTGGCCAATCGATCGTTCATGTTTCTTCACCGCGGTCTTCAGATACGCAACATCACGCTTGAGATCATTGATGGTTCTCAAGAGCAACGAAACCTTGTCCTCATCCTGCGGAGGAACCCAGTCACACCCACGCCATTGCCGATGAACCATGTCATAAACAAGGACTTGAGACTTCTTGTTCCTCATGGAATTGAAGGCCCGGATCGCTCGACCAAGCTCACAGGCGAGATTCGCCATTATGTAGGCCAGAACCTCGGACTTAGCCGGGTCGATGTCATGGCGTTGCGGGGGCGTCAGTCGGAACATCGACCGAAGCGTGGAACCATTGTCCAGATAACTCATAGCAAGAACAAATTGCGTCATGGACGATCCAGCGTCAAGATAAAGGAATGTTGATTTTGCAGTGCACCCCAAAGAGTTACCATAGCCACTACTACTCTCCCTAGAGGGAGATTCACACTCCCTCTACTAGGGAGTTAAAAACTGCTTACGCCGCAAGCTTTTCGGGGGCTTTGAAGGCCCCCACGCTGCGGCTGCAGTTTTTGAATGACCCTCTACTGATTACGAAGTATCAGGTATAAGGTGGTTGTGATGGATGGATATGGATGTCGATTGCTGGAGCTTGGAGGGGTCTAGGAGCGCGTTTGATGGCTGGGGAGTGTGTGGATAGCGGAACCCCATTGAGCGGCCATGGCGCGGGCGATGCCGGGATAGGTCTTGGAACGCTCCTTCCAGCGGGTTGGACTGGGACCGAGTTTGTTCTGGCCACTGGGGGTTTGATTGGCCCACCTACCGGATGGCGGTAGCGGCAGGATGTCGGTGGGAACCAGCGGTGGAAGGTTCTTGAGCCAGAGACAGGTGCGCTTGCTCGCGTCATCTCCGAATTGATACGGCTGGATTATCTGAGTGGGTTTGCATATACGAGTGTTGATAGCACCTATTGGGTTCTCTATTGCTATACGGGGGATGCCGATGTTGATGAACAGGCGCACGAAATCCAGTGCTTCCTCGGTCAGCTTTGGGTTGCGAAGCCCCCGCGTAGTCCAGTGCATGCCGCTTCCACAGAGGTAGGTGCAGGGCGGGAACGCGATCAGCATGTCCCACCGCTGCTTGAGAAGATCCCGCACATCACCGCGGTAATGCTGGCCCACCGTATCGCTTGGCTCGAGATCGCAGCTCCACGCATCCCAGCCTCGGGCCGCGAACTCATCTCGAACCCGGCCACTGTACTCACACGCAACAAGAACTCGGGGCTTCATTGAACCTCCACACTCAGGAACTCCCACCCGTAGCGATGAGCGTCCTCCTCAGCAGCCTCGCGGGCCTCGCTGATCGGTTCATGGTAGCTGAAGTCCTTCTCGATCTCTCCATCCGGCTTGCGGAAGGTGGCGACAATGGTTTGTTGGTTCACGCCGCCCAACTTACCGCACCATGATCCACCTCGTCAAGGGGTAATCTTTCATGGCATGGGGAAATCGCTGTACCCCGATTCCCGATTCTGGAATTCCGAATTCCGAATTCCGTATGGCGTATGGAGAATCCCGAATACCGCACCATGAGGTTCCGGGGCTGGGGGGCGCACATGAGGGGCACATGAG